TTTTATAGGGTTACCTCTAGCATCTAAAGGACCCCATTTAGTAAACTCTACTACATTCTCTACCCAAAAGAAATCAGGACATAACTCAACTAAGTATCTGTACATATCCTCTGCAAGAGTTCTACTATCAGCTACTTTAGGTCCACTTTTAGCATTGCTAAAGTTAGTACACTCTAAAGATGCCCACAGTGCAATCTTACAAGTTGGATCTGCATTTCTTAACTTCCGTACTAAAGCCACCAGTGGGGTAATATCAAAAGTTCTAATGTCTTCTATAGAATGCTTACAATTTGGGTAGTTTGTAGCGTGAGACCTTATTGCAGTACTATCGTGATTTATACACCAGATAATTTCCATATTAGTATTAGACTCAAAAACTGCAGTACTAGTTCCTCCGGCCCCGCAAAAAAGATCTACTACATACGTTTTTACTTTTTCCATGAATTAATTTTGTTTTGTAAAGTTAATAAATCTTTATCTACTATTTTTCTTTGCTCAGTGGGCAGTTTTAGTAGTTCCCATCGTATCTTAGATACTTTATTTACTATTTCGTCTTGTGGCGTCATCTTCTAAAAGTATTTCGTCTATAACGTCCATAACCTTTTTAGGGTTGGCGTTGTATGCTCTATTAAATCTATTTGTTAGTACAAATCCTACAAATCCTACCTGCTTAAAGTACGTCAATCCATCTTGAACTGAATCTGTTTGAGTAGTGATTATATCTTCCTCAATATCGTAAAGTTTATCGTAAACATCTAGTTCTGTTTTTATGAGTTCTGTTATAAATTTGTTTCCTGTATTCTTTAGGTTTCTTTTAAAATGTTTAATCCCTAAGTCTTTAAGTCTTTCAACATACCACAAAGCAAGTTCACAAGTTATAGCTGCTAACGTAATTAAATCTGCTTCTTCTATTTGTTTTTGTGTTGGCTTTGATTTTTTAATCGACATATTTAATTATTTTATTTTTACTTAGTATTTCTCTTACCTTAGCTATAAGATCTAACAAAGAACCTTCATTAGTTATAACTTCATCAAATTCTGCGTTATCTAAAGCTGTTTCTGAGTAATGATTTGCATTTTCAAATTCCTCTCCACAAGGTTTACAGTTAGGAAAATCTTCACAGGCATCTATACATCTACTACTAGATACAGGTCTATCACTAGGTATATTTACAACTTTATCTTTACTCCTATCAGACGTATCCATAATTACATATCGGATAGATTTTGTAGATTCAGCCCTATTAACTCTAATAGTTAAACCATCTCTATCTTTAACAGCTTTAAGTTCATTAGGAAATCTTAAATCAGTAATAATCCAATTAGGGTATTCTCCTTTGATAGTTCCATAAGCTTTCTCTGCTATTGGTTCTTCTTTATAAGTTTTAACAGTTTGTATTAATTTCTGTTTATACTTAGCCATCAAAGCATTAACCCAAACATTAGGATGTATAATATTTCTACCTGCTTCAGTTCCTACAAGCTGTAAAAGTTTTCTAGGTGTGAGTTTTACTAACTGCCAATATTTAACATCCATATTTTGTCTTTCATAAGCAAACAAAATATCTTGAGTTGTTGTACTTTTCCAAACCCACCACTCTTCTCCTAATACTTTATCTTTGAAAGAATGACTTTCAAGGTCTTCTCTAGTGCATGCAATTAAAACACAAATCACATCTTTTAAAGCACCTCCAAATTTTTCTATTGTAAATTTAGGCATAAGTACATCCCTGTCTAAAAAAGACAAAACTGCCTCATCTGTAAAATGAGGAGCATCTATAATTATTTGACTTATTTTACCTACAGTGTCTTTTCCTGAATTTATTTTACCTCCAATTGATATTATCATTTTTTAGTTCTATAGTATTGATTATTTATTTTTAAAGCTTCTTCTTCGTTAAAAAAGTACTCCTCATTATTCTCACTTAGTTTTAATTTTTTAGTCTTTAAAGCTTTCTCCTGCTCAAAATATACTTCCCACCAAGATAAAAACATTTTTTGATATTCTGGATGGGGTAACATATATAATGTATTTTGAGAACTTATCAAACCGGAAACCATTCCTAAAGCAGTTGACAATGAAATACCTCTAGACCTAATATATAAAAGTTGGTCTCTGGCTGTATTTTTATGAATTTTAGCACCACCATTTAAAAACTTTACCTGATAACTGCCTGTATCTATACACTCTAAATATGAGTTAAAATCAACAACATTATACTCATTAGGCTGTAATAGAACAGTACCAAAAGGAGTTAAAATTTTCACTTGTCGATGTATTTCATGCTTATCTAAAAAGGTTTCTACTGTCTTCTTTTCATCTCCATCTAAAATATTTTTATCCTTTTTATGTAAGGTAATAAAATGCTTAAGCTGAGTTAAATTTCTAAATGGAAACATATTCTCGTAATCTATGTAATTATTCGGCAAGTTTTCATCTCCTAGAGAGAAGTTCTTAGTAGGTAAAGCATACCATATACTATATAACGGTGCAAATACATCTAGTACAGGCACCGTTTTTATAATCATGATCCACTTACCTTTTTTAGGTAAATCTGCCATTACTTTTTAATTACTCTGCTATCAGACTTATTCTCCTCATCAAAAGTTTTTCTGAGCTGTATAAATCCTTTAAAATTACCAGACCATCCACAATAGTCAGGATTAATCTCAGTCCAATCATGGTTCCATTGACCTTGTTCCATGCTTATCATATCTACAGGGTTAGGACCATTATAACTTTGATACAATTCTAATTCACTCATAGCTTTAGCACAGTGCTCAAAAGGAGACCAGTGACCCATAGAACTTAATCTATTGTAAAGAGCAATATCTTTTGCATAGTCATCAGTTCCTTCATAGTTTAAATAAGATACTCTAGCACATCTTGCCGTAGCAATCTTAATCTTGTTTAAGTTGTAGATTTCTATAGCTTCTTCTCTACTTAACATTGGCTGAGGATCTGGCATTAAAGCATTTAATCTTTGAATATCAAATTTATCTCCAAAAGGAATATGCCAATCTCCAGCTTTAAGTTCTTTAGGTGTAGATTGATTATAAGCATCCAACATTTTTTGGGCCAAATCTGCAATGTGAATTTCTGCTGCAGGATGTGCTCTTAATGCAAAAAAGTTTTCCCATTCTGTAGCTGTCACAATAACAGTTTGATATAAGAAAGGCTCTAGTAATCTATTGCAAAACTGTTTAGTAACGTCATAAACTTTATTTAAACAACCAGCGTGATATATTGCCTGATCTCTTGCACCTAACCACTCATAGTCTAAAGAATCTATAGTTTTGTGTGTGTTTGGTATGTCAGTTTCTTCATAATCATCCTCAGTGTAGTATTCAGTTCCCTGCATTCCTGGGTGATTCTTTTGCCACTTAATAGGGATAAAAGGTTCCGATTTAACTTTTTCTACCATAGTCTCAAAAGGAATAGCCCTAGAACTCGAAGAATTTCTACTCAACATTCTATGGGTATTAAATTCAGCTAGAACTATTCTAGGTAGAACTGCAATAAAAGTGGTAATACGGTCACCAAATTCATTAATACTGTCAGCTATTATTTCAGCTGTAATATGTTTATTTCTCATTATTTTCTATTTTTAAATCTAAGTAGTAATACAGCAAGTAAAGCACCTAATGCTAAACTTGCTGCTATTAATATAATTTTACTTTCAATACTCATTATTTTATTACTCTTTGTCTCTTCTATCTTGAGCTTGTTTGTCAGTGAATTTTCCTAGTTTATACCTAGCTTTTTCTCCTGTAAGTAATTTAGACATGTTAGATAATAAAGTCTGATCTCTAGAAATATTTAAACCTTTACGAATGCCTTCCATATAGAATTCTAAGTCTCCCAATTCTTCTATAACATTGACTCTATCTATTTCTTTGTTGTAGAAAACCTGTCTTTTTATAGCGTCGATTAGTTCTCCTGCTTCTCCTACAACTCCTACACCCATGTGAATTAAATGGCATTTTTCTGGAGTTAAAGAGTCTAAAATATCTATTCCGGGTTTTGCTAGCGCAGCAACCATATCATTGTAATCTTCTTGTAATTTACTCATAATTTAAAATTTTTAGGTTGTTCAGTAATAATGTTTTTAAATACATTTACAAAGTGGGAGCAATCTTTAGCTTTATTAGTTCTATCATGTATAGTACATACTCTAGGCGTCTCCCACTTGCAATAGCCACACCCAACCTTGTCTTCAGGTGCTAAATCCATATTAATTGTTTAAAGAAATGGTACATTATTTATCATCTCTGATGTTTCCCTTAGTGTAGTGGGCATGTCTTGGACAACCTCCTACTTTTACGGGTGCCATACCTGTAAACCTAATAGTTTCTCCTAACCATTCAAACGGGTTATTTAACATTCCTATTCTTGCAGGATGATCAAATCCTTTTAAAGAAACAGTGAGCTCATTTCCATCCTCCATAGCAACTAAAAATCCTTTAGCCATTCCTGAGGGAACTCTGTCTTCTTTTAGTTTAGATGTAACAGATCGTCCAAGCTCATTAATAGTTTTTTCAGATCCTTCTCTAGCAACCGTAGATTCTACGACTTTTATTATAATGCCATCAAACGGAAGATTATCCTCTTTTATTTTGTACGCCATTTTAGATTTTAAAGTGTGTCTACCTCTTTTGTAGGGAGAATCTTTATGTATTAAAACTAATCCTTCAGATTCTTGCATTTTAGCTTGATCATATAAATGATACATCATATCTAAATTAGCAACCCTTTGTTGAGTAATAAAAGTTAAATGCTCGCTTTCTGCATCTTGAACCATTTCAGATAGCATAGCAAGTCGTTCCTCTTTGGTCATGTAATCATGCAAATAATAATCAAATGCATAGAACTTTAAATCTTCAGGCCATGTAGTAAGAAACTCAACATTTCTTCCTGGGTATGTCCATCCTAATTCAGCAGATCCATTAGTTTTTTCCCACAGCTTTTCATATTTAAGAAGCGTCTTTTCAGATTCTACATCCTCAGTTTTAAAGAAGTGCATAATTTCAGAGAAAGTCATACCGGGAGCATAGAACTCTGCTTCTATAATACCAGTATATTTACCCACAGAGTCTTGCATTTCTTCATGCATTCTTTGGATATGTACGTTTTTAATTACTTTTAAGCTTCTACCTTTAGCAGGCGTTGCGTATTCAAGTTCTACGCGTGCTCCGTCTTCTTTAATTGAGCAGAAGTAGTTTTGTATTGTGTCACTTAATAGGTTCTCCCAATCCATTTGCTCCCCAACTGGATTGTTTGGCAATAGCTGCGGTTTGAAATTTTTTATCATACTTGTATTCTTTAATTTCTAGGTTTTCTTCAAGCTTTAGTAGCTTAAATAATAAATTTGTATAAGAGTCTAATGTTAATTTAACCAACTTCTTTTCATCCATTTTGTAAACAAAAGAACCTTCTTCTGTTTCAAATAATTGTCGTGTTTTTGATACAAAATGAGAATGTGCAATTAAATCATTACACATTATCACTTCTATTCCTGCTGTAACTAATCGCATACTATTGGTTTTCTATAAACCAAAAAGGTCTAGGCTTGGTTATCAATTCTCCTGAGTTTGGCAATGTATCTACACCTAAAACTCTAAGCATAAAAACTCTTAAAACTTTACTTTTATCTAAAGCTTGTAGTATAGGAGAACTCATTTTAAAATCACCCACAGATTTGTTGTAAGGCAATCCGGAACCCGCATAGATGAGCTTTTTAGTAGTTCTACTCATTTGAGAGTAAAGACCTTTTAAAAACAACTCTACATCTTTTGATAGTTCTTCAGGTAAAATGTATACAGCATATAATTTATCTTTAATGTAGACATCTGCTATGTAACATTTAACTTTTTTGTATCCTGTAGAAGACATTTCTTTAGTAAGATTAATGTATACTTTGGAACCCTCTTTATCTATGAAAGAAGACTTAAAACTTCTTCCAAATACAGCTTTATTTAGCCCTACCAATGGAAGTAAATAATAAGTAACTAAGTTCTCACTTTCTTGTAATATTAAAGGCATTATTTAATTTTAGTCTTGAACAAGTCTATGGTAGCTGATTTAGTAAATATGGAACCAGTATTTTTAACGTACTCTTTACTAAACTTTTCACACTCATCTCTTACAAAAGAAACCTCTACACTTGCCAAATGGCTTATGTATTGATCTGCTGAGGTGCCGTCAAGTAATCTAACCATATTAAAAGTCATAATAGCTCTAGCCATAGCTGCTCCAGAGTACTTTTTAGTGTACTCCTCTTGAACAATATTAAGATAATCTGTACGTTCTGCTATAGTAGCACTAGCAATCTTATAAGCCATACCTTCAATTCCACATAAAGCTCCCGGCATATCTGTAGGATCTCCAGTTAGAACTTGTATCCAGAAAAACCTTTCAGCCTCTTCTTTTGTCTGGTTTAACCATCTAGATGTACACGTAGCTTCTCCCTTTTTATAAGGATTGTAATGTATAGTAGGAACTTGTATCATGTCTTTATCAGATGATATAATAACAGTTTTATCATAGCCAATTTTTCTAGCTAAAATAGAACACGCATCATCTGACTCTATGTATTTTAATCCTATAGCACCTAAATCATGGAAAGCTTCTACAATAGTAGGCTTCCAACATTTAATAGCATCAGATGTTTTCCTGTGTCCTTTGTACTCCGGAAGCAGGTCATTTCTGTAATTTTCATGTCCAATATCTTGGTAGAACATAACAAAATATTTACAAACACTATTCTTTTTTATAGTAGCTATAAACCTTTCAACATGTCCTTTTACAATCAATGGATTGTCTCTATTACCAGATTTGAACTGGACGATAGCTACAATGTGTAGCATAGCGTCCAAATCCAATAATCCAGTTTTGTTAGATCCTAAAGTAAACAATTAATTGCTAGCTTTAGATTCTCCAACATAAGAAGCCTGTTCCTTAGCTATATCGATACCTTGAGAAGTAGCGTTTCTAAGAAGTTCTTCTAATCTGTCAGTAGAAATTACATCATACTTAGAAGAGTGGTATTTCCCTTTTAAAGCAACGTTATTATTCCAAACATTGTTAACAAATAAAGCATCTACTCTAATAGCCTGTCCAGAATCTTGGAAAGATAAGATGTCAGATGGATTAACTAAACACGTTAATACATCAGTACCTTGATTCTTATAGTTCTCAACATAGTTTAAACCACCAATGTATAAACCACCTCCACCAAAAGTATTCTCTAAATTACGAGCAGCTTTTTCTGGTAAGTTTTGCATTTGTCCTACTTTATATTGGTAACCCAACACGTTGTTAGAGAAGAATCTGTCTCCATTTTTACAGATAGCAGGTGTAAACACATAATCTTCTTTGAAAGATGGATCTGCAAATCCTCCTTCTTCAAGGATTTGACCTGTTACAGGGTCTAGTTTAGGAGCAGTCTTTTTCAAGATACTCTTTTTGCTTTTAACAAACTCTCCAGTTTCTCCTGCTTCATCATCCCACTCCATAACATACTCTTCAGTAACTATATTAGCAACTTTGTAAGTAGCTAAAAGTCCTTCCTGAGTAATAGCAATGTCTGGGTATGTACAGATATGGTTAGCAACTTCCGGGTCCATGTCTTCTAATTCTACTAACTCAGCTGCAGCTTGTGAGTCTACATAAGTAGTAGATAAATAATTGCTAAAGTAAACAGCCATTCTAGGGTTATATCTAGGATTGTCTAGTAATCTTAACCATGCTTTTAATACAGGCGTAAAGTCTATATCTTTAGAGAAGCTATCTTCAATAAATGATACTAAAACTTTAGGAATTGCAATTTTTGATCTTTTACCTTCAAACATTAAGAAATACTCTCCAGTTACAGGCTTAAATACTAAGTAATCGTTACTACCTGCAACTTCTCCAGATCTAACTTCTTTTACGTACTCTAAAATAACTTCTGTAGCTAAATCTTCAGTTTTTGACGCTTCTTGAAATTCTAATAAACGCTCTTCAGTTTCAGGAGTTCTTGGCAAATTAAAAGGAGTTCCATTAATTTGTCCTGTAATAACATTTTCTAATTTTCTAAATACTAACATCGATACTGTTTTTATAATTAATTAATTCATTTAACTGTTTAATTGCGTCATCTTTTGGTGCTGCAATCATACTTCTAATAATAGGGCTACACACAGACACTCTATCGAGTTCTGATTTTACATTACCTATAAATTCTGTATCATAAGAATCTAAAGTATACACATTTTCTGCTCCAAAGAACTCTGTAGACTTAGCAAGAATTGCATCTTGGTCTCCAGTATTAAGTATTTTTTGGAATTCTGCCATTCTTTCCATAAAAGTCATTACCATACTCACTGCTTCATTAGTTACAGTATAAGACTGTATAAGCATTTCAGCTAAAGTTGGTTGAGAACCTCTAGCGGCACACTTTCTAAGGTAATTAAATTTATCTAAGTCTATAGACAGCAATTTTGAAGCTAATTCTGGTTTAGTCATAACATTATGCTGTACAGTTAACTCCGAAAATTTCTTTAACGTTGCCATGTCGTGTAGCATTTGACCAATCATAAGCTCATTTGTTTTAGGGTTAAATTTTCTAAAATACTCAGTAATAAAAGTTGAATATGGTAAGAAGTGTTTAAGAACATCTTTAGCAACATAAATAATTCGAGTATTATCATTTTTACTCAAAGCTTTAACGGCATCCAATAATCTACCTAAATCCTTATACTCGTTAGTACATACAATTACATCCTGTGATCGTAATTCCTCTTTAATTTCAGCAATAGAAAGTTCTGTAGTAACTCTTTTATAAACTGCATCACTATCTCTGTGAGCTAAATAACGTATTTCATACTCTCTAAATATTACCAACTTATTAAGTCTTCTGTATTTAGCTCTACTTACTACATCTGCTTCTATAACCTGTACTTCTTCAGAAACTTCTTCTTCTACTTCAGTCCAGTCTTCGTAATCAAGCTTTACTGTGCTGTATTTCATAACAACTCCAAGCATGTAACCAAAAACTGCTCCAGTGGAAATTGGGGTTAGAAAAGCTGCACTATCTCTAGGCTTATTGTGCTCACTAGTTCTTATATACAAGAAAGAATCGTTATCTGGAAATCTAGTATTAAGTAAGTGCTGAGCTCTCTTAGGGCCCAAAGACGTCTCTGAACTGTAAACTATAGGTAAGTTAGCAATTTCATGAAATGTAGTTGGATAACTACTTTTAATTGAAAGCATACCACCTGAGTGAGTAACAGAAACTAATCTAACTGTAAACTTATAAAACAGCTCTGTAAATAAGTTAGTACCTAAATATTCACTTAGTTTTATAGGAACAATTGCATTGTCAAATCCTTTAACGTTAATAGTAAATTTGTATTTAGGTACAATACTATTAATATCTAAGAACTTAGAAAACACATGAGATGTCTGGTCAGAAGAATCTTTCTTCATCACACTATACTTGTTATTAAAGTCAAATATATTATCTGATTCAGTAACATGTAATGATTGTGATATATAATCTGAAGACTCTTTTTCTGCAGCTTTTATAGCATTCTTAATAGTATCCTTAGTTTTCTCCGTCCACTTTAAAGACTCTCTAGATTGAGTAATATCTACTTCAGATGCGGAAACTTTAATTGCTATTCTACCTTGTCTTTTCTGAAGTTCTAACTCATCCCAAGAAATTAAACCATACGATATACCATCCACTATAATGTGAGGTGATGTATAGGTAGAAGTTTTAGGAATTATTAAGTTTTCAGACTCATAATGAGGTGTAATATCTAATACCTTATTAATTGTAGGATAGTTGTCCATGTCTGTAACCTTAAGATGAACAGCATTTTTAAAGTATTGAAACTGCTCTGTAACAGAATTAATAAATAAATCTTTATTGTGCTTTTTAACCTCAAGAATAATTTCTACTGAGTTCTTTTCATTAGTAGGCTCCCAAAATATAGAAAGGTTATTCTTAGAGTCGTTAGCCATCGTAACTTCCCAAATTTCTTCTTTAGAAACATCTGTTTTAGGAGTTATAGGTTCATACTTGGACTGGTAAATCATAAAGGTAGTCTTATACCCATTGTATATACTAGTAAGAACAAAATAAGGAACTCCTGTAGCTAATCCTGACTTGGATCCACTACCAAATTTACCCATAACATGCTTCATGTTACGCTTAGAACTGTAACCAATTTTAAAGAAACCTCTAAGTCTACTGCCTCCTAAACCAATACATTTGTCTTTAATAGAAATAGTATCTCTACCAATCTGCTCTTTATAATCTACATACACTAAATCATCTTCCGATAAGAATTTAGGGTTGTAGTACGATGGGTCAAAGTTTGAATCCTTTAAAAGCTTACCATCGTTTTTTTGCCTGTAATATTTGTCTGTTTGAGCACCTCTTAATATGTCTAGAGCTTGAGTTTTTTCTACTACTGCATCTAAAGCATTACTAATGGTTTCACGTACAAAACTTTTAACCGGGAAAGCGTACATATCGCCTTGTATGTTTTGAAATACAAGATCTAAAGCACCTTCATCAATTTCTTTTTTAATGCCAAACTCTTCTTCTTGAGCTATGTCTAATTCTGCCATTGTGAATTTTTAAATTGTTTTTTTAAGTATTGCTTCTATCTCAATAAGCTTTTCATCCTCGTCTCTATCGTCGTAAGATAGGACGTCTAAACAAACCTGTATGGCTAGTTTAAGTTCTTCATTATTTCTTTCAGCTCTAGCTGCGATTTTTTCCCAACTAGCCACTACCAAGAAAACTTTTCAGCGTCTAAATAAACCTGGGTATGTATTCTTGGTTTACCAAAATTTATAGTACTATCGTGCTTAAATTCTTTAGGTATAACTCTAATAAAACATCTCCAAGTGTGCTCAAAAGCCATGGTACCTCTATGCAAATCATCTTGTGTAAAAGAATGCCATTTTTGAGGGAGTTTAAAAACGCTGTTCTGGAATTCATCTAAATACTCAGTATAAGGGCCACCACTTATCCACATAAACATTTTCTTGCCTGTAGATCCACCTTTAATCCTGTTACCATCTTTATCTCTAGGCATAAAATCCCTATGCCAATTAGGTATACATGGATATTGTTTAGGCATTAGCATGTGTACTTTTATATCTACTAAATACTCTTCTTCTGGGAATTCTAAAGTTCCGCTATTTAAAAGCTCTTCCAAGACAGGAGCTGCTTCTGGCATTATTTTTATAGCTTCTTTGAAAGTACAGAGCATAACTCCGCACGTACTTTTTGACCAATCTATGTCGTGTGTCATAAGGTTTAAATTAATAATTGTTTTAAATAATCTAAGGCTACTTCTTTTTGATGTAGCTTTTTAGCATGTATAAATAAATCTGTTGGATCTGAACATTTAATATAATCATCAAATACTATTGGTACTAGCCACGGATAACGAATTAGGTATTTTGCTTGCGCTTCTTTACCTGCATCATCGTTATCAAGCCATATAAAAACTTTCTTATAGTTCTTTTTAAGCACTTCATTCATAAAATATTCTGGAATTTGAGTAGTCTCGGATTTACCCGCAACTGCTTCCCATTTAAAATGTTCCCACAGAAACATGCATTCTTTTGTAGATTTAGTTATTATACAGAAATCACTTTCAAATGATAGCTGCATAGCACCTTCTACATAATTATCTAAGAAGTTATTTCTAAACTTGAATTTCTTATCACCATTAGGATGATAGATTTTATAAGTTCCAAGTATTTCATAACTAATAGTAAGTTCTCTAGGAACTATAGTAGTACACCCATCATCATTTTTATAATGAATAACTCGTACATTTCTTGCGAAGAACTTGTTAAGGGTAATACTAGAAATCTCTAGAAACTTCCAGTACTCTTTAAATTCTTTAGTTGGGGTTTGGTGTTTGTTAATTGTGATTATTGTAGGATGTTTTTTGACAGGTTTAGATTTAACAAGATGAGGTTTAAAATTACCTACGTCATCTCCATCAAAGCCAAGTCCAAAATCACTATTGATTTGTAATAAACATTCTCTAGTATTAACATTCAAAAAACTCTCAACAAAATCGAAAACATTTCCAAACTCATTTTTAGCAGAATCTTTATACATGATAACATCATCAAAGTACTTACTATAAAATAAAGAAAAGCTAGGATCTGAATCACCATGCCTAAGGGGAGAGCTGTATTTTGTTCTAAGTTCTAACTCTTCTCCTATATAATAACTGTAGATAGAATAATCATCTATAACAGATAATATATTTTTTCTACTTAGTAAATTGTCGTTTACATACTGTTGTAATTCATCCATATAATAAAAACCCCTAAGAGTAACCCTAGGGGTTTCTTTGGTATTAACCTAAATCTGGTTGATCTGGTGAAGTAATTGCAGGTTTAGCAGCTTCAGTTGTAGTAGCAGCAGTAGCACCACCAAACAAGTTCTTAGCTTTGTTAACATCAGCTTTAACTTCTGGAGCGTCTCCTATAGATGCCGCAGGATCATTTTTCTTGTTTTCTATTTCCCACTTAGAATAAGCGATTTTAGAAGCAGATTTTGGAATTTGCATAGACTCAATCCAAGTATCATAATCAGAATTTGGAATAATAGCATAATTTTTATCTTTAGATTGACGTAAGAACTTTTGTCTAAACGGTACTGCAGATGAATATGCATTGTTAGCAGCTAAAAACGCAACAAATTTAACTCCTAAATTAGTACATACTTTGTGAGTAAACTCTTCATTAGTCAGTCTTTCAATAGCAGCTGGTAATTGATCATCAGGTATGCCAAGACCTTTAAACATTTCTAATCCTCCTATAGCTGCTTCAACTTTCTCTTTAGTTGCAAACAACAACGCGTATTGAGTAAATTGATAACGCATCTTTAATAAATCTGCAGCTATTTCAGTTGAAGATTTAACAGTCTTATCAAACGTAGTCATGTTTGGCGGGTAAAATCTTAAAGAGCTCTTCATTGGGCTGAATGTAGTGTTAGCTGTAAATGCTGCTAATACTGCGTTTCCTCCACCTGCAGATTCTATTACAAGTTCTACGGTACCGTGTTCATTAACTTTGGTGTCCGATGATAATTTTAAATTTTCGTGTATTCCTACTTGAATTAATCCCATAATCTAATTGTATATAATAATTGTTTAATTACTTATTTGTTTAATCTAATCTAATTTAAATCGTGTTTACGCTATCTCCAAGCGTCTTCAGGTATTTCTATTTCTCCATTACTGTAAGATTCAATTTTCTCTAAAATAGGAAGTAAATCGTTTCTCATATCTAGTGGAAATAAACCGGGAGGAGTCTTAGCATCCATAGAACCAGTTTTGTTAGTTTGAATAAGATATTTAGCACCTGATTCACTGTCAACAATTTTTCCATGAAGTACGTAAGTAAAATAACTAGGTACATCAATAGTGTTGTCTAACAATTTACCGGGAGACTTAAATCCTACTACTCCGTCTTCTTTAACTTCTGTGTGGTGAATTACAATAATAAATAAATCACTTCTAAGGTTCTGAGTGTCCGCAAATAATGCTTGGAATACATCAGTACCAAAAGTCATCCATCTTTGAAATGCAGCGTTACCTGACGTCTGAGAGGCAAAAACAGAAGAAAATATTCTAGCAGAAAAGAAGTGTGTAAAATCTTCTATTACTAAATACTTAATGTGAGGCGCATTATCCGCAACTTGTTTAATGTAATCTTTCAAATCTAACAAGTCATTGCATACAAGAAGATTCTTACCTTCTACGTATTTTGTAGCTGCGCCTGGTATAGGCAAAGTTTTAGCGTTAGGACTGATTATGTACGTCTTTTCGGGAGGTAAATTTCTTAGTGCTGATGATTTACCAACACCACTTTTTCCCATGTATAATACAGGTTTACTCATATTTATCGCTTTTTAAAGTTTAATTAAAGGGTTTAAAAATACTACTTTTAAATAATATCTTGGGCAATTCTTGAATAAATACTTTGTAATTCGGGATCTTCTAGTTTAGGCAGTATCTCGAAGTGATTTGACTCTCCTACGAACAACATACCAAATTTTTTCCCGTCAATACCAAAAGAATTCTTCAATACATGTAAGCTTCTAAACCTACAAAATCCACGAGGACTCATCATTCCTTGAGTTAAGCTATAATCGCCGTAAAGACCTTTTTGGTCATAAGCTTTATATCTATATGGATCAAAAATAGCAAGGACTAAATCAGCATCGTGAGAAGTCTGACTGGAACCTTGAAAATCTTCTAACTGAGGACTTAAATCATTACCGTGTAATTTCTGTCTGCTAGTATCTCCTATAGATCTATTAAACTGACTTACAATTACAGGTGAAAATCCATACTTGTCTCTAGCATCGGCTAAAATCTCACTAACTTTATCAATAGATGATTTTTTATCACTAAAGTTAGAACTTCCTAAAAGCCCAATACCATCAATAATAAAGTAAACAAACGTTTTAGGGTTAAATAGAAAATATTTATGGGAATGCTGTCTTAAAGTGTGAACCTCTCCCTTGTATTCAAATTCTATTTCTATGTGTTCTCCTATTTTGCTTTTTACTACTACACCATCATCAATAAAAGTTTTAAAAGGAATAGGGTTGTCGTCTATATACAAGCCTTCCATGTCAGTATAGTAAAATTTGCCTAGCTTTCTAGCTCTTGAATGGACAAGTTGTTCTATAGTATCTATTCTTACTTTACCATCATAAATGTTTACATGTTGTAGCAGTTCTCCTATAATATCAGAGTAATAATTTACTAGCTCATATAGTTCTTGTGTTAATGGATCATTATCCCAACCTAGTATTTGATCTGCAGATACTTTTTGACCTGTATCTACATAAATCATCCAAGAAATCCATTTAGCATGCTTAAACATTTTCTTTCTTTCCAGTGAGAAGTAGTTAACCTCCCAGTGAATTTCTTTCTTTACTGCTTCTAATAATTCTGTATTAGCGTTTCTAATAAAATGATAAGGACCTAAAATAAAAGTGTAATCTACCCAACTAGTTTTACCTGAACCTGTGCTACCACCTACAAGAGTATATCTTGAGGGAAGCAGATTAAAGATTTTGGCAAGTCTTTCACCTAAAGGGTTAGGAATTTTAGTAACATCTCCACGCATAGCCGCATCCAATTGGTAGGCTAAATCCGGTGTAACTTTTTTTAATCCCATTTTTGATTATCTTTCTTTTTAGTAGAGTCAGATAAAGAATTACCTGATAAATGCTCTACGTACATTTGAAATAAATCATTATTTACTAAGTTCTTAAATGCTTTTGGCATTTCAGTATTAGCATAATAAGTCTTAATTACTTCAACTATAACGTTAGGTTCATACTCATCAAATTTAATTACTAAATTATCTACAATATTTATGCAATCATTATCTAAACTTCTAAGTCTATATTTGGTAGCAGTATTACTGTAAATAGGAACTTCACAAAATTCCATAAAAGCCATTGCGCGCGCTCTTCCTGTCTGACTGGTTACAGTTTTAGGGTATATTGATTTAACTTGTATATTATTCAAAGCTGATTTACTTACTTTTTTTGGAAGCGGTGATCTAGTCTCTCCTTTAAAAAAGTCTTTATACTTCTCTGTAATATGATACTCGTCACCTATCAACAATACGATATCAAGTGATATCAGATATTCTAATGCTTCATTAGCTGTCATTTTTTCTATTAAGTTTTTACGGTTCTATAATCCCAGACTTTACTGAGCTTCACATTTGTACTTCTTAGCATATCTCTAGCCCAAGAACACTGTTGTGTTTCTTTAGATTGAAATACACCATCTTTATCAGGTTTTAAGTAAAACGGTAGTAATACATAAACTTTAGCAATTTCATCTGGCATAAGTCTCATAAGTCTACCAAATCTTTGAGCTGCTTTAGTATCCGAGCCATAAAATGTTTCTAAAATAGCCACATTTAATCTATTAATGTTAGCTCCTCTATTAACTTTGTCACATACACCTAGAACTCTAATAAGACCAGAATTAAATTGATCCATTCTTATCTTAAGTTCTTTAGCAGAAGTGGTGCCGTTGTAAGTTCTATCAGGTCCACAAATTTTTAAAGATTGACTAGTCCTCTTAGAAAATACTAATGCTTTATTGTTATCATCTGCCAATATAAAACTTAACAGCTTTTTAGCCATGTCAGCAGAGGCAATAGAATTTAAAAGCACGTTACTTCTATCAGAAGAAAACCTTTTAATACTATAGTTTAATCTTTTAGAATTTATTTCATACTCTTCAAGATCTACAATACCAATTTTAAAATCATTTTCTAATTTGGCTTTTCTACCCACCATAATTTGAAACTGTTTCTGTGCGTAGATGTAAGCGTTGTTTTCAGACTGATGAAAGTGCTTAGCTACTCCTGCTTTTTTATAGTCAATTTTTATGTCTTGAGGATTACGTGACAAATCATACTTAACAAAGACGAATTCCATCTTGTTTAGTACACTATCTGCTTGTGCTTGTTCAGAGCTATACCTTACTAATATAGGTAAATGCTTGTGAAACCACGCAAGTTTAGATCCTGTAATAAACCCAGTTAAAGCTAGTATTTTACAGTCATGATAGTTATAAAAGAACTTACTAAATGCAGGTACATCTGCTGCGAAGTCAGCTTCATCAGCTACTATAAACACTTCAGATAAATCTACATTTTTTGGTTTCCATTTATAAGCTGCTTGGTAAGTATAAAGTTCTACTCTCTGTCTAAAGAAGTCTTCCATGTCAAATTTAATAAACTCATCTTTCCAAGAGAAATCTCTAAGTTCAGTTGAATTTACTAAAATCAAAACCTTAACAGGCATTTTCATCTTTAGTATATCGATAGTAACTTTACTTTTTCCAAACCCTGTGCTTAGAACTAAAGTAGTTTGCAAAGGATCTACAGCTAAATATTTATTAACTACAATCTGTTGGTTAGTATTTCTCAGTTCGTTAGACATACTAAAATATTAACAGAATTACTACTCCTTTACCACTACGCTTAATGTTAATATCTGAATACATGCCATCTACTATTGATAAATACTCTAAATGCTCTCGCGTAACTTCTGAAACATTTGTCAATAAAGCATTGTTAGACACTCTAAATACAGAGTCTGGCATCAATGCTTCTAATCTCTTTTTACATTTGGACTGCAGTGATTTACTGCTTGGTTCTTCCATAATATCAGTTTAAATTAAATAGTTAATTGTTGAGCACTATACTCGTATTAGCACCCTCTTTCTTATTAGCTGTGGGTTTTCCACATATAATTCATACCATATAAGTTCTTATGTGTTCTACGGTATGACACTAACAAGAGTAGGGTCATGTAAGTATTTTTAAATCTAGATTATTCTTCTAGTTAATCTCTAGCCAATCTAGAGAGCATTATTATTATTATGCTAAAATATACTTTACTTACTTTGCTGAGAACTCATTTGTGTTGCACGGACTTCTGGTAACCGTGTAGAGTACTTACATACCCACAACTTTCTCAAGG